ACCGACTAACCAATTATATTCACACGGCAATGAACCTATCTCATTGTCCTCCAACCAACTGAACCTATGTAAGTATTTTGCTTCTTCTCTGTTCAATAGATCCGGTGTTAATATTTTGTTCTTTGGATGCTCACAGTTCCATAAAACCATACTTGACCAATTTTTTCTTGGATAAACTGTCTGCGTCTGTCCGTCCATCTTGGTTGTTTCTTTTGGTGTATAATCATGTTGAACACACACAACGGCTTTTGAATTGTCGCAGTATTTTACTAATTCGTGTGATGGTATTCTCCAAAGAAAATCACAATCACAGAACACTGCCCAACCTTTGAAGTCATTTAGATAAGGAACAAAAAACCTTGTGAAAGTAAATTCTGTTGAAGCAAGTTTATCCACAGGTCTTGTGTATAATCCTTGGTCACGCATTTGATTTTGTTTAAGGGGAATCACCTCTGCGGAGGGATCTCTTCTTTTAATACTGTGTTCGCATACCTGATACGCTATGTCTTCTCTGCTGTCGTGTCCTACGTATATTTTCATTTGTTTATTAACTGATGTATCTGTCTCCAGGTATTTACACGGGTAACATCCGGGTGTGCAAAATCTCTGTTATACTCATGATCTATAATAATACATCTTAGACCGCATTCCAGGCCAACCTCAACGTTGTGTGGCTTATCCTCAATCCACCATAAACCTGTGTCTCTAAATTCGTTTAACACATTATTTTTATCGGCTCCTGTGTCAAGTATGTGATAGTTCCTGAAAACATCTTCGCCGTAAATTTCTGCTAACCTTTTTTTCCTTATTTGTTGTGCTGGCAGATCAGATGTTTGACTTGTTATTGGAATAAAAGTCCAGCCTTCTGCGTGTATCAATTTGACCCACTGTACTGAATCTCGCATTGGTTCTTGCGTATACATCCATGCACTCTTGTTGAATTCACGTATCTCTTTCCTAATTTCGTCTTTGGTTAATCCAAATCTTTCTGCCATCTCGTAAGTATTTTGTGTGTTAGGCAGTAGTCTGTAAGGGTAAATTTTTGTGCCTGTGGTTTGATGATAATATGATCTTTGTAACATCCATTTTGTAAAATGATGTTCCCATTCTAACAATACTCCGTCGACGTCGGTTAGTATGATTTTATTTGATGTTTGCATCTTCCATACCGGCTACCCGTAGTTTCACAATGTTCGTGATTTGCCACTGCTTTTGATCTAGTCCCTTTATAATGCCTAACCATTTGTTTCTCAGCAAGGCAAACTCGTTAACAATTTTTTCCATATCAACCACGTCTGGTTCACCGTCTACGTATTTTTCAACGTCTCGAGATGATAATGCTCTTTGATAATTTTCTAAATATTTTTTGAAAGTCTTTGATCGAAGTTGTCTTTTTTCTATGTTGAGATATTCTAATATTGCCTCTATTTCCTGCAACTGATTGAATCTATGTTCAACCAATCCTGGCATAGACGCAGAAGATTTTTCTATGTTGCCAAATATCTTTACTTCCTTTTTGGCAGACTCTAACTCTTTGTAATAAAAATTAATGCAGTCTGGTATCTTTGAGATGTCCCTACTTACGTCGGTATACCAAGACATTTACTCGTCCCACGATTCTAGTTCACCTTCCGATTCATCTTCGTCCAAAACGGTATCGATGGCTGTTTGTAGTTTTTCATCATACTCGCCGCTTTGTTTCAGTATTTCCGGATCTACTCCACCGTCAATAAGCGTCTTGACGTAGTCAATAGCACAATCAAGTTTTACTCTCTCGGGTAGGTATGAAGCAACTGATATCCAAATTTCTTCAATTTGTTCAGGCGTCATCTGTTCCTCCGTCATCGGTATTCTCCTGGTCTTGGTTTGTTATGTTATGAAAATCTTTCATAACTACATCTAATTTATCACCAGTCCAGTTTTTTCGGAACTCTTTAATTACTTTGTTGTCAGAAGATTTGTACTGTAACATGTTACCTGCCTTAGTTAACAAACCTTTTTTCTCAAAAAGATCAACCAAACCACTGTAAGGATCCATTCCGGTATCATATGGAATTTTTACTTGAACGGATTCAAAAGGTTTTGCGTAACGTGTTTTCATAACCTTACATGCCGCTCGGATTCCTCTTACTTCTGATATTTTATTTCCGGCCTCGTCTTCTTTAAGTTTTAATTTTTTCATCGCAATAACTATTGAACTCGCATAAATGAAACCTTGTCCACCTGATATCTTATCGTCAGGATCAAACATATCTTGCGAAGCGTATGTGTGGTTAGTAGCAATCAATCCAACATTCCAACTACCAAACATGTTAACACAGTTTCGTACTAAAGCCGTAAGTGCCTTAGGCTTTCTACCCAGATCGCCTTTCATTTCTCCTTTTTCAAACTGATCAACATCGGTTGGAGTCAACAACATTCCTAAACTATCTATTACAAATAAAACTTTCGGTGCTGTTTCTTTTGCCTCAGAGTGTTGTTCTTTATAACCTTTCATGAACTCAGAAACTGTTTTTGCGACGTCGTCTATCATTGACAAACTTAATTTAAGAAGTTTTTCTTCTGATGTGTCAACATTTAAAGCCTGTAACCATTGTTCATCTAGTGCGTTCTCAGAGTCAATTAGGATTACAAATATGCCTTGTTCTTGTGCATTCTTAATGATATTACCTGATGCTATGTAAGACTTGCCTGCTCCTGATTCGCCTGCAAGTACAGATACTTTTCCTAGTGGTACCCCTTTGTTGAAGTCGCCAGAAATAAGATAGTTCAAGGCAAAGTTTCCTGTGCTGATCCAGTCTGTAGGATCGCTGAATCCTATGCCAAGTCCTTGTATTGATTTTGTTATACTCTTTCTAAATTTTGTTACGTCAAATGGTTTTGTCATAATTTGTCTCTTATAATACTACCTTATGACCGTACTGTCAATCAATACGGTCATTGGTATTTTATTTTTATTTGCTTTGTCTTGATCTTATCAATTTCAAGATATCTTCTGCTCTTTTGGCACTGTCAGTGCTGTTAGTAGCCGCTGGAGCCTCCGTCGCAGTCTCGGTCGCTGGAGCAGTTTCTTTTACCTCAGCATTTACCGGAGCCGCAGTGTTTTGTACTGGTGCGGGTTGACTCGATTTTGGAACAGATATTTGACTTGCACTTACTCCTGCAGGTCTATAGTATTGTCCATACTTCTCAAGGTCATACGCCTCACCTTCCACAGATTGCTCAAATAATTCTTTAATTATTTTTACTTCAGCATCTGTTGGTTCTTTTGGTCTAAAGTCAGACAAGTTGTGTAAACCGTATTTGTCAATTGCGGCTCTTTCTGCCTCATCTAACGCTCTTTCTCTTCTAGACCATTTTGATGTAGAATAATCAGCATAACCACCTTTTGAAGTTTTGGTTATTCTAAAATCAACACCTCTCACACTGTCAGTTGGCAATTCTTCCATTTCTGGATCAAGCAATGCCGCCCTGATGATGTTAAAGATTTGAGGTCCAATGATAAATCTTCTTATTGGATTCTCGGGTGTTGTCTCTTCTGCTAATGGATTTTGTGTAACAAATCCTTGGAAAATATAACTTTTCTTTTTCCAATATTTTCTACCCATGTCTTCCATGCTCTTATCTTTGAACCATGGTCTGACTTCTGTTAATACTGGACAAGTTTTTCCATACATTTCCATACAAGGAACTTGTACCTGTATAGGCCGCGAATCTGCCTGTCCTTTTATTCCAGCGAATGGCAATTTAATCATTGCACGTTCCATCCAGAAAAAAGTATTGCTTTCGTCTTTATCTGGTAAGAATCTTACAACAGATTCCTGTCCTTCTTGTATATTCCAGTGTGGATAAATGGCGTTGTCTCCGCCTGTTGATGAAGTGGAGCGATTCACTTCTTGAGATTTTAACTTCGCTCTTATTTCAGCCAATGTAGCCATAATGTAAGCCTCCTATGTTGCCTATGTTTGTGCCTAAATGTATATTAAGCAATTTTTATAATATACAACTATATTTATCTAATGTCTACGGATATTATTGGTAATTTGAAAGAGATTTGATTCTCTCTAATTCTGCATTTGTCTCAGGTTGTTCTGTCTGTGCAGTTTCTTCTTCTGAAAAGAATTCATCTAACTGTAGGCCTGCTAATTCTATCGCATCTTTCAATGTGTATTCTTGGTCACCTACTTTAAACTTATCACCTGCTTTCATGCCTGCCGCTTTGGCCTTCTGTACGGCCTGTGCAAATTGATTACCTTCGAATTTGCCAGCGTGTGCTCCGCCCTGCATCTTCTCGTAGTGTTCTGCGGCTTCTTCTGGAGTTAAACCTAGTTCGTCTGCCTTGCTCATGAATTCGTCTTTGCTCATGCTCTGTGCCATGTCTGCTATCTTGTCGCCCATGCCTTCTTCAGTTGGTTGTTCTGAATCCATCTTAGGTTTTCTTCCAGCCAATGTATCAAAATTTGTGTTCATGTATTTTGTTGCAGTGTTGTAATCGTTTGATTTGTAAGCGGATTCACCGTCCTTATCTAAAACATCATATACCATTTTACCGTCTTCGTCC